TTTCAAGATGCAAAGGATAGAGATTTGACAACTGGTACGGACAAGACATCAACCAATGATTAGTTATGAAAGATGCAGACGACATACTCAATGAAGTTCTGGGAGTTTCAGAACCTACACCCAAAGAGGTTGTTGTCAATAAACCTGTGCCTAGACCATCTGATGAATTAGATGATGTTGATGCAGATTACAAATATCAGAGAGATAACTTTTATAATCTTATAGAAAAAGGTCAGAATGCAATAGAGGGCATACTCAATGTTGCAAAAGAGTCTGACCACCCAAGAGGATATGAGGTCGCTGGTAATCTAATCAAACAGGTTGCAGAGGTAACAGAAAAACTTGGTGATTTACAGGAGAAGATGAAGAAACTTAAAGAAGTTCCAAACTCTGCACCAAAGAATGTTACTAACGCATTGTTCGTTGGGTCTACTGCTGAACTACAAAAAATGTTAAAAGGAAAAAATAACGAATGAGAGAATATGAAATAGACGATAGTGCTTTTATTGGTGGTTGGTATATCCCAGAAAAAGTTTGTGACGAATTGATTGAATTATTTCAAACATCCCAAGATCGTTGGGTATCTGGTAGAGTTGGTGACAAGGAAAATCCTAATGGTGTGGTTGACCCTGAGTGGAAAAAAAGCACTGAGTTATACATACGACCAGATGAATTTTTTAAACTACTAACATATTTTCCTCACTTAAATAATTGTATAAATGAATATAGAAAAAAATTTCCTCATTGTGATAAAGTGAATGGTTGGGGGATTACCACTCCTATAAAAATACAACATTACAAGCCAGGAGAGGGATTTTACAAATGGCACGCTGAGAATACTGGTGATAAAGGTTTCATGAGTAGACATCTAGTTTTTATGACTTACTTAAATACTTTAGATAACGCTGGGACGGATTTTTATCATCAAAAACACACGACACCATGTCAAAAAGGTCTAACACTTATTTGGCCTGCTGGTTGGACACACAGTCACAGGGGAGTTACAAACCATACTTCCGATAAATATATCATAACAGGATGGTATGATTTTTATGACCAATGATTTTACATATCTGGGTAATAGTTTTATAGGTGGTTGGTACATTCCAGAGGATATTTGTGATCAAATTATTGACTTCTACAATAAAAACGAATCATTACATGGGCCTGGTGTGGTCGGTGGCGATAAAGAACCAACTATAGATGTTGAATTTAAAAAATGCACACAATTAGAGGTAGTCCCATTTCCCCAAGAGCTTAGTTTTTATAATGTACATTTACAACACACTTTGAATCACTATATAAAAAAATATGAGTGGGCTGATCATGTCAATGCTTACAAAGTTATGGAAAATATGAGTATACATCACTACAAGCCAGGAGAAGGGTTTTATCAATGGCACACTGAGAATACTGGTGAGATACAAGTACGCAATCGACACTTAGTTTTTATGACTTATCTAAATGATGTTGAAAACGGAGGCACAGAATTTTATTATTATCCTAATCTGAAAATAGAGGCTAAAAAAGGTTTGACCTTAATATGGCCTGTTGGTTGGACACACACTCATAGAGGAGTAATAAGTAATGTTGATGAAAAATATATCATAACTGGATGCTTTAATTTTTATGACCAATGATTTTACATATCTAGGCAATCCAAACCTCAAGAAAGCGAATGTTCAACAGGAGTGGACTGAGGAACAGGTAAAAGAGTATGCACGATGTATGCAAGACCCACTCTACTTCATACAAACTTATGTGCGAATAGTATCACTTGATGAGGGTTTGATACCTTTTAAGATGTACCCTTTCCAAAAAGAGATGGTGGGTACGTTTCACAAAAATCGTTTTACAATCTGTAAGTTACCAAGACAGTCTGGTAAATCTACGACTATGATATCCTACCTACTACATTACTCACTTTTCAACCCAAGTGTAAATATAGCGATACTTGCAAACAAAGCTGCGACTGCAAGAGATTTGTTAGGACGACTACAACTTGCATACGAACATTTACCTAAGTGGTTACAACAAGGAGTAATGTCATGGAACAAAGGGTCATTAGAACTAGAGAATGGTTCTAAGATACTTGCATCATCAACGTCTGCAAGTGCAGTTCGTGGTGGTTCTTACAATATAATATTCCTAGACGAGTTTGCATATGTTCCATCAAATGTTGCAGAACAGTTTTTTAGTTCTGTGTATCCTACAATATCATCTGGTAAATCCACAAAGGTCATGATAGTTTCTACACCACATGGTATGAATATGTTTTACAAACTATGGACTGATGCAGAGGAAAAGAGAAACTCTTATATACCAATTGAGGTACACTGGAGTGAGGTGCCTGGTCGTGATGAGAAGTGGAGAAAAGAAACTATCGCAAACACAAGTGAACAACAGTTTCAAACAGAATTTGAATGTGAGTTTCTTGGGTCTATTGATACACTTATTACACCATCTAAATTAAGAACACTTGCGTATAAGACACCACTACAATCAAATGCTGGACTTGATGTTTATGAACAACCACAAAAAGGTCACACATACTTCATGGTTGCAGACGTATCAAGAGGGACTAAAAATGATTATTCTGCATACGTTGTGTTTGATGTGACACAAGTTCCTTATCGTGTGGTTGCAAAGTATAGAGATAATGAAGTCAAACCACTACTATTTCCACAAAAGATATATCATGTTGCAAGGGCTTATAATCAAGCGTTTGTTTTAGTCGAAGTCAATGACATAGGTGAACAGGTCGCAAATGCATTACAGTTTGATATGGAATACGATAATCTTGTGATGGCATCTATGCGAGGTCGTGCTGGTCAGATTATGGGTGGTGGTTTCTCTGGAGGAAAAGCACAACTAGGAGTAAGAACTACAAAAGCTGTGAAGAAGATTGGTTGTTCTAATCTAAAACAGTTATTAGAGAGTGACAAGATAATCGTAGAGGACTTTGACTGTATCAATGAGCTATCAACATTTATAGTAAAAGGGTCATCATTTGAAGCAGACGATGGTTGTAACGATGACTTAGTTGCGTGTATGTTTATATTCTGTTGGGCAACAGATCAGTCTTACTTCAAAGAACTTACTAACAATGATGTGAGAGAACAAATGTTCAAAGATCAACAAGATCAACTTGAGCAGGATATGGCCCCATTTGGTTTTGTGGTGAATGGTTTAGAAGATGAAAACGTAGGTCAAATGGTGGACGAATATGGAACAAGGTGGAGTCCAATCGTAAGACAATATGATACTAACTGGTAGATTTATTTACATTAAAAAATGCGTTTCCAGATATTGTTATTCTATAATCATCACTGGTATAAAATGGAAACACTTGATGTTGCATATAAGATGGAAACATTAGTATTTTTCCCTCAAAACTTTTATCGACATTAAAAACTATATGATCTATTCCACCCTTTTCGGTAGGACTTATTTGTGAGAAACATAATCTTGATGTTGATGGTTGCCGAAAATCACCCTTAGTGTTAGTACTCACCTCTGGAAAAACTCTATCCTCATCCTCTAAATTATATGGTATGTTTAAAAAAATTATCCATGAAAACACACCTGAGTGATTATGTGGTGGATTAAATTCATACTTTTTTTGAAAATTCACCCAAGTTTGTTGAATTTTTAAATCGCAACCCTCAGTCAAAATATCAGTTTTATCCCAAAAAGAATCATAATATTTATTGAATGCACAGCGTTTAATAAAGTTTTCATATTCAATAAAATTTGCATTGTCTGATTTTACAATATTATACTCCTCATTTATGTGACCAATGAGGCCCTTTCTTGCATCTATATTTTTTTCTTTTGCTTTTTTTACTTCACTTTTTAACCAACTAAAAATATCTGGTGGAACTTCACAAGGAAAAACTTCTGGTAATAAACTTCCTCCTCTATTAAATATTCTATCTATTTCGTTTTTCCAACCATATTTACTCATTTCACTCTCCTATAATATTTGAATCTAGTTTCTGAAAACAGTTTCTACATACAATTTCGTTTTTTGATATATACTCCAGTACTTCAGTTTTATCCTCAGACCTTTTAGATAATGCTCTTATCTTTCTATCATCT